GAGTTTATAGATTTAAACCCAGCAACAGATGATAAAAAATTTCAATTTAATTTATCTACAGACAATGGAAGTAATTACAATGTTGCAAAAACATCAACATTTTTTAGTGCATACCATAGTGAATCAGGAAGTGCTAGTAATTTAGGATATAGAGATGGAAATGATTTAGCACAAGGCACTGGAGTTCAAGTTTTTACTGAAAGTGCTGGTAATGGAGCAGATGAAAGTGCAGTCGGAGAACTTACTTTATTTAATCCATCATCAACTACATTTGTAAAACATTTTATTTCAAGAACAAGCACTTACTATACAGCAGATTATGCTATGGATGTATATGTTGCTGGATATGGAAATACTACATCTGCAATTAACGCAATTCAATTTAGTGTAGAAAGCGGTGGAAACTTTGATGGAGTAATCAAACTTTACGGATTGGCAAACTAATGGCACTAACTAAATTAAATAATAAAGCAATCGCAGATATAACAGCACTTCCATCTAGTGTAGCTTTGGGAGATATGGTATTAGTATCTAGTGCTACTGCATCAGGTTCTGCTACCATAGATTTTACTTTAGGGGATTACAAAGAGTATCAATTCTATTTTGTAAATATGCACACATCTGCAGATGATTCTAACTTTGAAATGAATTTTAGCACAGACAATGGAAGTAATTATAATGTTACTAAAACTAGTACATACTTTTTTGCATATCTTAGTGAAGATAATAATTTTCAAGGCTTTAGATATGAAGCACCATACGATTTAGCACAAGGTACTGGATTTCAAACAATTAATAATAGTCTAGGACTAGCTCCTGACAACAGTTGCTCAGGTTTTTTAACTTTATCTAACCCTAGTTCAAACACTTATGTTAAGCATTTTATAGCTGAAAGTAATTCATTAAGAAATGTTTTGGCAATAGGTTATCATACTTTTGTTGGTGGTTACGCAAACACAGTATCGCCACTAACAAACATAAGGTTCAAAATGAGTTCAGGCAATATAGACAGTGGAACAATCTTGATGTATGGAATTAATTAAAATATAATAGGAGAACATATGGCACATAAAATAGTAAATGGAATACAAGTAGAACTGACAGCAGAAGAGATTGCACAAAGACAAGCTGATGAACAAGCTTGGAATGCTGGTGCATTTGACAGAGCAATGGCTAATTTAAGGCAGAAAAGAAATGCTTTATTATCTGCAACAGATTATCTAGCTTTATCTGATAATACTTTATCTATAGATATGTCTAATTATAGACAAGCACTTAGAGATTTAACCAACAGTTTAACTACTGTAGAAGAGGTAGAAGCTGTAGTGTTTCCTACTAAGCCATAATTAAATGACTAGACAATCTTCCACAGAAGTTAAATTAGAGTTTATCTGTAGAGAGATTAAAGAATTAAAAGAAGAACAAAAACAATTAAGAGCAGATATTAATAGAGGCAAAGGTGCTTTATGGCTGTTGCTTATTATTGCTGGTATGGTTACTGGTTTTATGGAATGGTTTAATAGATAACACTATCCACATCTAGTACATAATCTTTACACATACCCCATATATAGTTATACAACTTGTAGGTTATGGGTATTAATGCAAAACAAAATAAGGGTGTTATATCAGAGCTAATAGCTCTTGCTTATCTTGCTAAACTTCCTAATACATTAGTGTTTCAAGTTATAGGTGGAGTAGGTCCTATAGACATTATTACTTATAATATTAAAACTAAAAAATATACTAACTATGATGTAAAGACTGCTACTTATAGGAAAGCCAAGTCTTATAATAATAAAAAAGGAGATATAATTAATAGATCTCCTAGTGAAAAACAGAAAGACTTAAAGGTAAAAATATTATATGTCTACGAGGATGGAAGAGTTAAAACATAGAATTAAAATCCATGAGGGTTTTAGAGATACTGTGTACCAAGATCACTTAGGGAACGCTACTGTGGGTTGGGGACACTTGGTAACTAGAGAAGATAACTTTGTAACAGGAGTTACTTATCCTGAAGAAGTATTAGAAGCTGTATTTAATAAAGACTTTAATATCGCTAAAGAAGGAGCAGATGAATTATGTTCTGGCTTACCTATTAATTATATTGCTAGAGGTGTGATTATTGAAATGTGTTTTCAGTTAGGCAAAACAGGAGTATCTAAATTTTATAAGATGTTTGAAGCATTAAAAGAAGAAGATTACAAGACAGCCAGTGAACAAATGTTAGATTCTAAATGGCATGAACAAACGCCATCCAGAGCTAAAGGATTGTCGTACATAATGAGGAGTTCTAATAAATGATTTGGAATTTAGTAGGCATGGCAATTAAAACAGGTGCAGAAGTCTACAAAAATAAACAGGAAACTAAGAAGTTAGAATCTTTAGCAGAAAAGAACTACATGTCTAAGATGGCTGCAGGAGAGATTGATTACCAAAAAGCAGTAATGAATAATAATAACCAAGGCTGGAAAGATGAGCTGGTGCTTGTGATTGTAGTGCTGCCTATCGTAATCCTTGCTTGGTCCATATTCTCTGGAGATCCTCAAGCAAAAGAGAAACTAGATCTATTCTTTCAATATTTTAATAACTTTCCAGAGTTCTACAAATGGCTAGTATTAGGTATCTTTGGTAGTATCTATGGACTTAAACCAGGAATGGATCTAATAAAGAAAAAATAATGTCAGAAGATATTTACAAATCCTTCAGTTCACAGTATTCAAAGAAGATAAGTTTATTATCACAACAAGGATTAGGTTATGGCAAAAAAAAATCTTCTAGGAGTAGCAAGTCTAATAAAAAAAAAGATCGTAAGAAAAGGTAGACACTCCAAAGCTCATAAGAAAAAGAAGTTTGCTCGTGGTCAAGGGAAGCCGCTATGAGAAAATTTTGTGGTTGTAAAAAAGAATCTAACTATGATAAAGTTCGCCGCTTTATATTAAGAAATTTATTAACCTTTTTTGGTAGAATGGAAAACAAACTATGGCGTGAGCTGTATGTGTTTAAGCCTACTAAGCCATGTACCTGCAAGAACAAGAATATGGAAGAATTTAAAAAAAGAGTATCGTCCCAATCCCCTAACCCAGATATGTTTAAATGAGTGAACGATTAAAAGATTTTATAATTAGAGAGAATGAAAGAAAAGCAAAAGAATCTGCAGATAAATCTCTTTTAAAAAGTAGAAAAGAAGTTGAAATTAATGGTCATGGCACTATGGGTTATGTTATTAAAGAAGGCTCTCAAAAAGGTAGAGTGTTAAAGCATATTCAAATCAAGAGTAAGAACATATAATGGATCAATTAATAGACAAGATAGCATTTTTATTACTACCAGCTAATTTTGCTAAAATCATGCCTTACTGTTTTTGGTATTGGTTAATGATGACTGTAATTTTAATATGGTTGTTAAGAAAAAAGTAATGAATAGAAAAACTAACACAGCTTTAATTGCATTACTCGGAACAATTTTAATGGGATTAGCTACATGGACATTGGTTACACTGATAGAACTTCAAACAATCGTAGCTATGCTTCAACAAGAACTGATGTCTTTAGATAAAGTTATAGGAAGAATATATTCTCATATGGATAGGTTAGCAGACAGATGATAAAAAATTTTAAAGACATAGTGGTACTATTAATAACAAGTGGTGTCTTAATACTTCTTGGTGTCATCATTATTGGAGATTATATTGTAGCACTAGAAGAAAATAGACCAGTAGATGAGAGTGTAATTACATTAATGAAAATGTCAGTTACAGGATTGATTGGTGTTATTGGTGGATATATTGGTGGAAGTAAATGATCTATATAAATCAGTTACTCAATATCATTAATAAACAAATAGAAAAAAACATAGATCATTGTAATCCTTTTATGTATACTGGTTGGTAATATGGTTAAGAAGGCACATCAAAACCCCAAAGGTGGTCTCAATCAAAAAGGTAGAGATCATTTTAAAAGAACAGAAGGATCTAATTTAAAAGCTCCTGTAAAGTCTGGCACGAACCCAAGAAGAGTTAGCTTCGCTGCAAGGTTTGGCGGAATGAAAGGTTCTTTATTAAATAAGAATGGAGATCCCACTAGATTAAAACTTGCTTTAAAAGCATGGGGGTTTGGCAGTAAAGAAGCTGCTAGGAATTTTGCTGCACGACATAAGAAAAGCTAGTTATTATATCTAATGGCTAAGAAAAAAAAAGTAAGAGAATTTATTGCAGGAAGGTGTGGTATTTGTAATCACGAATACATGGCATCAGATGGTGGTTGGATTGTTAATGCAGAACACAAATTGTTTTGCCATCATTATTGCTTTGACTTATATTTGCATAATAATAAGATAGGAAGATTAACACAAACCAAAAGGAGATATAGCTATGCCAACAGTAGGTAAAAAAAAGTTCGCTTATACTAAAAAGGGTAAAGCAGAAGCTAAGAAATACGCAAAGAAAAAAAATAAAATGGCTAAAGGATTTAAAAGTTTGTTAATGAAATAATTATAAAGATTCTTTAATCTCTTTGTAATCATCCCAAATTCTTTTTCCTTCTTGCCATAAATGCTCTTTGTTATGTTTCATTCGTATGTGATGGATCATGGTACTGTGATCTCTCTTACCAACA